CCAAACAAATCAACGTCTTCTTTAGAAGCTATCTGTGCCGCAAACCTTGTGCCATCGTGTACCCAGCTAGAGTTCAAGCGTTTCATGTATTCATCAAAGGTAGGCTGTCCTGTTTCTCTAACTCTATCCCAGTCTTGAGGGGTTGCGTCATTAATGCTCATCTTTAAAATCCTCTTTTACTTTTGTGTTAATCCAGTTATCGGGTATGCTATCTTCACTAAACCATCTAAAGTTATTGGCTGATGCCCACTCTCCGTGTGACCGCCTTGTTCCATCCTTACGAACCTTTGCGGAAGGCATTGGAGCATTGGGGTTTGCAAACAAGAATACCAACTCAACATCAGCAGGAAGCACCTTGGCTATCCAGATATACTTAGAGTATTCTGCACTGTCCCAAAACCTTCCCTTGGCTTCAAGCAGTATCTTCTTCCCCTCAATAGTTCTAACAAAGTCAGGCTCATACTTGTGTGTCACAGTATACTCAACCTTGTCAACATGAAACTCCCAACCATCAAGGATGCCAGAGTGAAGTTCATATTCCCAGTTAGAGTCATAGCCTTTAATTAAATCTTTCTCAACTGGTCGCTTTACTCGTGGCTTCCTAAATCCTTTACGTATCTTTGGCATGGTACTCCTTATCGCTGTTCCATCTTCCATGCAATGTCTTGAGCTGTGACATCTTCAACCTGCTTGTCAGGAAAAATTTTAATAAGCTGTTTGATTTTAATAGTTAGCCACTTCATTGTGTAAAAACTATTGTGGATTGTACCCCTTGCCCAGATGTGTGTCTGTTTAGGGAGCATAGATTTAAAATTTTCTTTAGTAACTTTAGCGGCCTCCTCTTCAGTGAGAAGGCCCCTTAACCATTCAAGCTGTAAAGCTTCAGAATGTTTTTTAATTCGCTTGGACTTCTTGCGGTTCATAGTATCTCATCCACCTTTGGTTCTACTTCTACATGTGTTAAATACTTGTAGCCGGTAGAGTATTTAAAAGTTCTAAGGCCAGCACCATCGTTGGCATCTTTGTGACATTCATGTTTGTACTTACACCACGTACATCCTTTAGGCAATTGCATGTTTCCTTTCTTGCCATCAGGTGTGGGAGTATAACACATTTCAGGGGGCGTGTCAAGTTTTAATTCACCTAACAGTGTATTTATTTTTGTGTCGATGTTGGGCTTATCTAAATCATCCGGCACATACATACAAAGTTCACCGCTTTCTTTGTTGATAACAAGAAACCCACCCTCATCTGTGCCCTCTGCTTTCTCGTAACCAGCAAGCTGTCCTAAGTAACCGAAGGGGTCGTCAGCAGCGAGTGTGCCCTGTCTAAACTTATTGAATGCAAACTTGGATGCAGACTTAACATCAACTACTTGGCCGTTAATCTTACAATCCATGTGCCCTGTAATGCCGTTGACCTTAACTTCTTTCTGTTCATCAGTAACGTTGTGTCCTGACATCCTTACAAGCATGAGTACAATCTCTTCTAACACATGACCATAGAGAAACTTAATCTGTGTTGCACCGTCTACACTGCCACGCCCTTTAGGGTCACGCTTCTCAAACCACAACTGTCGTGATGGCTTACCTACGTTGGACATTCTAATGTTGAAGTTGGTGTCTCGTTTACGTGGTGTTGCCCAACTAAGGATAGCTTCTTTCATTGCAACCATTGTAAGGTCAAGCGCCTCCTCCGTTATTGGAAGAGGCTCACCACCTGAAAGTTTCTCAAGTAACTCATAGATGTCAGGGACTAAAGTATTAAGCGGCTTCTGGTTCATCTTCTAACTCCTTAAAGGCTTTGATTACATCTGAGGAAAATAGCTTCTGTAAGTTTAATAGATACATTTGACTGGCTCTATTGTCACCACCTGATACTGTTTTAAAACTGTCTAATCGTTTAACAATCTTTCTTAATGTGTTTGTGTTGAATACAAGTGTACAGTATTCTTCATCACCAATACATAAGTTGTGAAACCAATAGTCAGATTCTGTTGCATCAATACCTGAAGGCTTACCATAGGACTTATACTCAATGGCGATGTTGCCTGTCTTAGCCCACATCCCACGCTCTGACTTAACTTCTATTTTCTTGTTGGTAAGCATATCTGCAATCTTATCTTCACGTATCTCACCGTACTGTAGGTCTAGGTCGAACTTCTTTCTGTCTGCTTTAATGGGTTTCATGCCAGCCATCTCCGATATTGTAGTCGCCATCTAGGGGACAATTTAATTTTAAGTTTATACCAGCCTGAACAATTGCTTGAACACCTAGTTCGCCTACTTGTTTTGCATCTGATTCTTTACACTCAATCTGCCACTCATCGTGGACGTTGGCTACAAACTTAGCATCAATCTTAAAGGTCTTAAAGTAACCGTCAAGGATAACCAAAGCCTCCTTCATTACGATTGCCCCAGCACCCTGCAACAATGTATTAAGTGCAGCGTGTTCAGAACGTATGGTCAGCTTGCGGCCATCTAGTCCCTTGAGGAAGCCCTTTTTACTGTCTCGTTGTACTCGTTGGATAAGAGCTTTAAGTGATGGGAGACTATCAAGAAATTGCTCTCGCAGTTGCTTACCTCTTGACTGACCTGCTTTAACCACTGACCCAATCTTTGCATTTCCGGCTCCGTATAGGAAGGCATAGATGAAAGTCTTCGCCTGATTTCTTGATTCAAGTCCTGCAAGTCTTTGATTAGTGCTGTGAATGTCACCGTTGAGGATTTCATTTGTGTACTCCTTATCGTCCATATAGTGTGCAAGCATTCTAAGCTCTAAGCCAGAGGCATCAATACCTACGAGTTTGTTACCAGTCTCTACAGTCCAGCAAGCTCTACACTCTTTACCGTAGGGTGAGTTACTGCTTGGTATCTGTGCCATGTTAGGATGACTGTGTGTCATGCGGCCCGTCACTGCACCGTTAGGATTAACATAACCTCGAACTCTGCCGTCATCCTCTACTGTCTTGAGCCAACTGTTTACCTGAGCTAAACGCTTCTGAAGCATTAGGTAAGTAGCAATCAATGCAGCTTCGGGGATACCTTTAACTTTGTTTAGTGTACCCTCATCAACGATTGGCTGACCAGTAGGTGTGAAGTTCTTAGGAACCCAACCGGCTGCAATCAACACATCACCAATCTGTTTACGAGAACCTAGGTTGAACTCAGTATATGTCTTACGGGTTACCGGCTTGTCAGTGTTGAGCATTGCTGTCCACTCTTCGTCTGTAAGCCTGACACCTTTGTCGTGTTGGTCTTTAGCTGTCTTAGCTATCGCACCAGTCTTAGTGTACTGAGGCTTGAGTATCTGTGTCTCAACCTTGGGCTTGACAGTCTCATGTACCTCAGCTTCTGTAGCATCTAACTTCTCTTGAAACATTGCAACCATCAGCATAGCTTTCTTTACATCTAACTTGAAGCCGTTGTCTCGTTGCTTATCTATAATCCAAGCAACGTCATGCTCTAACTTAACTGCTTGTGGGGTGTAGCCCCTACTCTCTACTCGAAGCTGCTGATATACTTTTGTGTTAAGCTCAACGTCTCGCTTGCAGTACTGTAGCATCGCTGGTGAATAAGCATCCCAAGCATCTTCATTATCTCCGTAGTCTCCCTTGGTATATTGAAGCCGATAACCCCAAGACTCTAGGCCGTGGCCTCCTTCTCTAGAAGGCTTAAACAATCTAGAAAGGACTAAGGTGTCTACAATTTTCTTGTGGCTTAAGTCAATGTTGGCTACAGACTTAAGAGCTGGGAGGTCATAGCCAATAATGTTATGACCAATTAACTTATCCGCTGACTCAAGTAAAGCAAAGCCTTCGTCTAACTGTGTGTTGTCGAATGTAAATACATCTAAAGTATCTACATCCTGAGCAACAATACAAAAGATTTTGGTGGGGTCAAGGCCGTCTGCTTCTATATCAAATACTAAGTTACTCATAGCTCATCTCCGTCAAAGGCATCATAGTTATCACCGTCATCTACTTCTTTAAGTCTTCCAGTGGATGAGTCGTAGTGCAGGCTACAAGCTAAGCCAACGTCACCAGTGTATCTGGACTTTAGAACTCTGACCTTTGTGGTCGAAGCTTCTACTTCATCTTCTGATTGTTGGTTGCGCTCCAGTCCGATAACACAATCGCTTAGCTGAGCAATAGACTGTGAACCCCGAAGGTGTGATAGCCCTGTCTCGATTCCATTCTCGTGGCCTCGGTTGCCTTCAACTCTACGAAGGTGGGATACTAGAATCATACCAGCACCTGTTTCTTCTACAAGAGAGCGAAGTCGGTGCATAATACCATCAATGGCTTTACGTTCGTCGCCTTCCAAGGCTTGAAGAACTAACATGTGAAGGTGGTCAACTACAACCCACTTACAATCTAAGCCAACGATAAGGTATCGGAGTTTGCTGAAGATGTCTTCAAGATTAGTTACACCAAGGTGAGCATGAATCCAAACACGGCCTTCGTTCTCTCCCATGAATACCTTGCGGTAATATTTCTCAAGAAGCTCATCGCCTATTTTATTCTTTACGCTGTCTAGGTGTAGCTTAGCATTAGCTTCAACAGCCATGATGCCCTCAGCAGTACGGCTCCAGTTTTCTTCAAGAGCTACGATGCCTACATTATCTTTAGTGTTATTGATAAGCCAATGCTCAAGCTCTCTAGTTACTGAAGACTTACCAAGACCAGTGCCACCAGTAAGAGTTACTAGCTCACCTGCTCTAAGCCCCTCTAACTTGGCGTTCAACCCAGCCCAAGGATAGGGTATAGAAGGAAGCTTCTCTGAACGTAAACGTTTGTACTCGCTGAGCTGAGTAGATAGATTCATAATCCCTGAAGGGGTGTAGACTTGAGCATCCCAAAAACAATTAACAAACGTGGAATGCTTACCTGATTTAAGCATATCGTTGGGGTCTTTGAAACCCTCGGGAAGAGTCATAAGCTTTGCTTTGTTTGGCGTAAGAAGCTTAGCGATTGCTTTAGCTCCTTCCTTTCCCGGTGCATCGCTGTCGAAACAGATGACAACTGTATCGAAAGACTCTAGAAATTCTAAGCTATTCTTAACGTCACGAGCACCTCCTTGTGCTCCTGATTTTATTGATACTACAGGCCACTTACTTCCGAGTAGTTCGTATGCTGCCATCGCATCACACTCTCCTTCTACGACTGTAATAAACTTACCGCCTGCTTTAAACAACTGCTCTCCGAACAGTCCGACTTCTTTAGACTCGCCCTTCCAAGCAAACTGCTTGTTGAGCTTTCTAACTTTTGTAGCTATCTCTTCGCCCTTATGGAAGTAAGGATAGTGGTGGCTAGTAACCTGACCATTAAGAGTAGTAGACTTAACGCCATACTTTTTGGCTGTCTCAATACTAATACCTCTGTCGGTCAGGGCATTGTAACTAGAACCACTGCCGGTTCCATTGGGCTGATACTTTGTAAAGTCCATTACAGTATCTGGTTGTTGCACTTCCGATGTGCCGTAGTTTTTAAAATAAGTATTGCAGCTAAAGCAATACGCAGACCCATCATCGTTCTGTGATACTGGGTCAGTCCCCCCGCAGTCATTACACGGGAGGTGGAATTTAACAAACGGCATGGTGTCACCTCGTGGTTAGCCTTCAACTACAATTTCAGCTTCCTCTGCATCTTCGGTGATAGCTTCATCCGTGAGCCTATCTTCAAACAAACCCTTAATGTGCTGGGCTGCTGCTTGATATAATTGTACATCGTTGTTGGATACTTGTACCTTGACCATCGCATCTTTCAGCAGGCCAAACAATCCTTGAGCCTCTGAGTCCAGCAAAGATACATCGTAAACCGTGTCTCCTAATTTATATGTTCCCATTAAATTGCTTCCTCCATTTCATCTTCTACATCAAATTCACCGCCGTCAACTGAGCCGACAGATACCAAATCTAAAACCTGCATAGCTTGAAAGTCTAAACCCTTAAAGGTCTTACCTTTCCATACAGATTCCCACTCTTTGTATTGAACCTTAACTGAAGAACCATTACCGATACGCTCATCAATTGGATTCTTGTTGCCATCAACAAGCTTAGGTGCTGACCGAAGCATTCCGTTCGGGCCATTAACTTTACGCTTGATGATAATTGCTGGGCCTTCGTCCATGTCTTTAACTGCAAAGCCTTTAGACCTAAAGCTTTCTGCGACATCTTCAGCGACTACTAGGTTCACTGTATAGACTGGTTCATAGGTAGTGTTAGGTGTTGTTACACTTGCCCAGTAAGCCGTTCCTGATACTATAGCCATATTATATTTCCTGTTGTTGGTGTTAAATTGAAGTGGCATTATACCACAAGTTGATACACTTGTTAAGTTTTTTTTAAACTTATTTGTAGGGGTTCATAAGCTCTGCAAATAAGCACGCTGTTGCTACTGTTCCTATTAGCCAGATAGGACTTCCGATTAAAACTAATCCAATTACAACTGCTGCTGTTGTCATTACTTATCCTTAATTAATTAGAGGCTAGCTCTTTAACAAAGAGGCCGTCAACCATCTTGCCTTTGCGGTGTCGGATGTCTTCATAAGCATGAGACATACAGTCATGTAATGTTAAGTTGTTACGGTGTGCTAAGTTAATCAACACTACAATGATGTCACCGATGTCGTCAGTGATTGGCTGACTGTGCATAATGTTATGTCGTAACTCTTCTACTTCTTCAAGAAGCTTTTCAAACTGTTGATGGTCTGTTGAACCATGAATAAGATTGCGGTCGTGATGCCAGTGTACAATTCTACTTTCTAGCGTGTAAGCTGTTGCCATTATCTGCCTCCGTTAAAGTCTATGATTTCATTCAGTGCTTCCCAGATTTTATCTTCTATGCTTTGTTTAATTTTATAAACTGAAGGGTCATCATTATATTCATAAGCACTAATGTATCCTGAATCTATACCCGCCGCAATCGCCGCCTCAAGAATCACGTTTAGTTTTACTTTCATTAGTATGCTCCTCTCTAATATATCTAATCAGTTCATCTGCTGTAACATCCCATTTACTACAGGCTTGCATTAAAGTTAACAAGCCTTTCATAAAATCGTTGTGCGCTGCCTCTAAGTTCTGACTCAAACTATGCTGCCCTCTGAAAGTAATCTTGAATAATTGTTTGTCGTTTATTTCTGGTGGCTGCCATGTTCCCCGCTGCTGATTGTCTCTTAGTAATAGAGTGAGTAGACCAATCAGTTAGTGCATTGTAAAAAGCCCAACGGTTTGCACCAAGCCTTCTTCGATATGTGTTCTGCCAAGTGACCCAGATATATTCTAGTGAGCTATTTACTCTGGGCATCTCGTCAAGAACTTGACCGGGGGTATAGTCCGGGTTGGTGTTGATAATCTTTAAGGCTGATGTGGCGTTGATAGCTTCAGCGGCTGCTGTAAATGCTTGGATGTCAGTCATTGCTTCGTTACTCCACTGGCTCCAAAGCTCTCTCTCGTTTTCAAACAAGTCCAGTGCCTTAGTAATAACCCTACCGCCCAGCTCAATGTTTAAGTGTCGAGTATGTTTAGCTTTAAACACAGCAACCTCACCGGAAACAAACACCTGAAGATTAGTACAAGCTTGTTGTATAGCTGCAGCACTAATCATAAAGGGCCATGTCCCGTCAAAGCTTGACACTGCTAACAATCCAAGGGATGCAGTGTCGCCGTCTGGTGTAATAAAGGTGTGAGCCGGTAGCTTATATTGTACAAAGGTTCGAGAGCCGTTGTGTGATGTCCTGATAGTCTCTTGAATCCCTGTCGTGTCTAAGTCAGACCGCTCAATGATAGCCCTTGTAACATCAATCATCTCATGGGGTGCAACTGCCTTGTAGTCTAAGCCATGAACACCAAGCTGTGCTCCAGTGTCTTCACGGTAGATTACTTTCTTGGTAGTGTTCTGTACACTGGCGGCTTGAGTATGATACTGCAGGATAGCTTCGCCTATCTCGAACCCTGCCTCGCCGTAGCCACTACGCTTTAGCTCTGTCATGTCGGATGTATTCTTAAACATATTTACGATAGCATTCATGCTGCAACTCCTTCAGTGCCGTTAATATCTTTGATGTTTTTAAAGCTAATGCTTCGAGACTTGCTATGCTGAACATAGAATGCCCACTTATAACAGTGGAAGATGTTAAAGCATTCTCCCTTGCTAAGCTCGAAGCGATTCTTAGACTTTCTTTTCCGTACAATAAAAGACTTTCCAAATACCATGCCGTTTTTCTTACCGCTAAATGCTGTATAGTGTGTGGCTTTTGCGATTAAGTTAAATAAAGTTTCCATAGTTAGTACCTTCTGGTTTAGTTTAATGTATATTATACTACATACTTAGTTAATAGTAAAGTGTTTTTTTACTTGACATCGCTGTCGAAATGTGTTACAATAACTTAATGTCTTATAAGTTAGTTCGTAAGAACTTACTAACTTATAAGTCATTAAGTAATTGTATTTAATTATTATACTCTGATACAATAAGCAGCTCCATAATCCTTAAAGATATATCATCTAGCTCTTTAGTTTCCTTATCGGTTGGCTCAAAGATTGGGTCATACTTAACAGACTCAGCTACGATGTTTAAGTTATGTAGCACATTGTAAAAATCTAATTTGTCACCTGTTAATTTATAAGTCATGGCTTTATATCCTTTAGTTTGTCATCTTTAATCATAGATACTATATAGGGTGTGTTATACATAGCGCCTATCTTGTGGGCTTCTTCAAGGCTGAAGCAGTAGGTAGCAGCATCAAACTCTCCAAGTAAATCTACACGCCATAAAACATTGCCTTCTTCAATTATATCTGAGCTTTTCATGTCGTTCTGCCTCATCTAAGTAACCGATTAGTTCTTTAAGTGGTATAAGTTGTAGCAAATCATAGAGCGGCTGGCCTTCGCCGTCTCTCATATCCTTCCATACCTGCTCCATAGCAGCTAACACCGCCTCGTCTTTAGTCATCGTGTAACCTCGCTTTAGTCTTATCCATCCAAGCTTCAAAGCTTCGACGATGAATCTGTTTGTACTTGCCACCGCCTAGCTTAATAACTTTTTGTATATAGTGATAAGTCTTCAGGCCCTCCATCGCTTTATTTAAGTCAGGCTCCATAGTGAAGCACCACATATGCTCGGCACAAGTCT